CAAGATGGAACTGTTCTTGATCCTTTCAATGGCAGCGGAACCACAGGTGTCGTGGCTCTTCAGAACAATCGTCGCTATATTGGGCTTGAACTAAACCCAGAGTATGTTAAACTAGCAGAGGCTCGTATCGCTGAAGAAGTGTCTCCTCTTACTAGTCTATTTGAATGAATTTCTATACACACATCACACGAATCGGTGACACAATCGCTTACCGTGGCTATAAGGACGGTAAGCGAATCATTGAGAGGCGGGATTTTTATCCACGCTTCTTTATGCCATCCAAGGAAAACAACCGTTGGAAGACTCTTGATGGTAGGTCCGTTAAAGAGATAAAACCTGGCACGATGAGTGACTGTCGAGATTTTATCGACCGTTATCGTGGAGTTCGTGGTTTTGAGATTTTCGGAAATTCCGACTACATCTATCAGTTTATCGGTGACGAATTTCCAAATGAAATTCACTATGATCCTAGCCTGTTGAAGATCTGCTGCATCGACATTGAAACTCGCTGCGACAATGGTTTTCCAAACATTGAAGAGGCAAACGAGCCTCTTAATGCAATTACTGTTCGTGTCGGTGATCAGATCAATGTCTATGGAGTGGGAAACTACAAACTAGACTCTCAGTTCAACTGCCATCGTTTTGATAATGAAGAGGAGATGTTGATGGAGTTCCTGCGTTGGTGGCAGGGAGCAGACATCGACATCATCACAGGATGGAATGTCAATCTATTCGATATTCCTTATCTTGTTCACCGACTGAACCGAGTCTTTGGTGATAACACGGCAAATGCTCTGTCTCCGTGGAAGAAACTAAAGAAGCGAACGATCAAGATCATGGAACGAGAGAACACAGCCTATGAGGTTGTGGGAATTCCAATTCTAGATTATCTTGATCTATACAAGAAGTTCACCTTCATCACCCGTGAAACCTATAAACTCGACCACATTGCAGAGGTTGAGTTGGGCGAACGAAAGGTAGATTGGTCGAAGGACTATGAGTCTCTAAAGGATTTCTACACCAAAAACTTTCAGCGATTCATGGAATACAATGCACAAGATGTCAATCTTGTGATCCGATTGGAAGAGAAACTAAAACTTCTTGAATTGGGTCTTGCTCTTGCCTATTCAGCAAAGGTAAATCTTACCGATGTGTTTTCACAAGTAAGAACATGGGATCAGATCATCTATCACCACCTCAACGAGCGCAGAATCGTCATTCCGATGAAGCCTGAAGGTGAGGAAAAGGATGAGCAATATGTGGGTGCTTATGTAAAAGAGCCGCTGATTGGTATGCATAAGTGGGTTGTGTCTTTCGACATCAACTCGCTATATCCACACCTTATCATGCAATACAACATCTCTCCCGAGACTCGTCTTGAAGACAAGTTGGAACTGAATATAGACAAGATTTTGAACGGACAGGAAACCGAAAAGATCGGTTCTGTCGGAGATATGTGTGTTGCTGCAAATGGCACGATCTATCGCAAGGATTTTCAGGGATTTTTGCCTGAATTGATGGATAAGATGTATGCCGACAGAAAGCACTACAAGAATCTCATGATTGAGGCAAAGAAGGAACTTGCTTCGGTCGAAGACCATATCAAGAAGAACTCCACGATTGAGTTGTTGGCAAAGAAGCGCAAGTTGGAGTTTGATGTCTCAAAGTATCACAATTTCCAACTAGTAAGAAAGATTCAACTCAACTCTGCCTATGGAGCCGTTGGAAACGAGTGGTTCCGTTACTATTCAAAGGACATGGCAGAGGCAATCACTTGTTCAGGTCAGTTGTCGATTCGTTGGGTGATTAATCACATCAACAGTTTCCTCAACAAGACAATGAAGAGTGACAAGGACTATGTGATTGCATCTGACACAGATTCAGTCTATCTTTGCCTTGATGATCTTGTCAATAGTGTCGTTCCTGGTGCAGATGTAACAAAAACAGTCAATTTCCTCGACAAGTTCTGCAAAACTGTGCTTCAGAAAGAGATTGACAAGTCGTTTGATCAACTATGCACCGTGATGAATGCTTATGCAAACAGAATGGTGATGGAGCGAGAAGTTATTGCTGATCGCGGCATATGGACGGCAAAGAAGCACTACATTCTCAATGTTTGGGACTCTGAAGGAGTAAGAAACTCGTCTCCCAAACTGAAGATAATGGGAATTGAGACGAGTCGTTCATCGACTCCTGCTCCTGTTCGCGAGGCTCTGAAGCAGTCGATTCATATCATCATGAATGGAGATGAAAAGCAACTTCAAGATCAGGTTGCAGAATTCAAGAAAAAGTTCATGAGCCTGAAGCCTGAAGAGATCTCCTCGCCAAGTTCATGCAACGGACTGAATGACTACAAGAGCAGCAATACGATCTACAAGAAGGGAACACCGATTGCAGTAAAGGGTGCTTTGCTTTTCAATCATCACCTGAAGCGTTTTGGTATTGACAAGAAATATCAGGAGATTCGTGAGGGTGAAAAGGTTAAGTTCATCTATCTGAAGGTTCCAAATCCAATTTCAGATGCTGTTATTTCCTTTCAGTCTTCATTGCCGAGAGAGTTCGATCTACATCGTTTCGTAGATTATCAAACTCAATATGAAAAGAAGTTCTTGAAGCCCCTGAAAACGATCCTAGATACCGTAGGATGGGTAGAAGAAGAGCAGTCAACACTTGACTCTCTGTTCGCATGAGTTATACTATGTCTAAAGGAGACAATATGCTGAAGGTAGTTAGAATGATGAGTGGTGAAGAAATCCTCACCGAAATTGAGAAGAATGCTGATGGTAGTTGGCTCTTGAAGAAGCCATGCATCATCATCCCACAAGATCGCATGACCATTGGCATCATGCCTTGGATGAGTTACTGCAATATAAAGGATGGGGTGAATATTTCTGAAAAGTTCATTGCCTTTATGGTAGATCCATCCGCTGAACTTGCTTCAGAATACGAAGGAATGACCTCAAAGATCATCAAGCCAAACAAGGGTCTTGTTTCTCCGCAACTTTCACTTGTAGGAGAGTAAATGGCATCAACTGTTGCTGATCGACTTGTGGCACTCAATGTCTTGACAAAATATGTCGATGAAACAACTGAGCGTCTTAAGTTGAAGATGAAGGACAAGAACTGTAAACTTGCAGAGATTGAGCAAGACAATAATAATATTTCGTGCCTTAAGCGAGTTATCGCTGAATTAAAGGATGAACAGAATGAATACTTTCCTAGATGATATTATCAAGACAAGTCAAAATCAATACGCATCGGTGGTTTCCGATGGACTTGATGGAGCAGATGTTCGTGGTTTCGTTGATACGGGTTCCTATTCTTTTAATGCTCTCGTTTCAGGTAGCCTTTATGGTGGCATTCCTGATAACAAGATCGTTGCTCTCGCGGGTGAACAGGCTACAGGCAAGACATTTTTCGCCATTAGCATGGTTTCGAAGTTCCTTGAAGTGAATCCTGAAGGACTTGTGCTTTACTTCGATTCTGAACAGGCTGTGACAAGCGAGATGTTCACGGATCGCGGCATTGATGCAAAGCGCATTGCAGTATTTCCTGTGTCAACGGTTGAAGAGTTCCGTCTACAGGCAATCCGAATCGTTGATCAGATTCTTGCAAAGCCTGAAAAGGAACGCAAGCCTGTGATGATGGTTCTTGATTCGCTAGGAATGCTTTCAACTAGCAAGGAAATGGGAGATACGGCTGAAGGTAAGGAAGTTCGCGACATGACCCGATCACAGGTCATCAAGTCAACTTTCCGTGTCCTAACCCTCAAGTTGGGACAAGCCCGTATTCCAATGATCCTAACCAATCACACCTACGATGTTGTTGGTGCTTACATTCCAACAAAAGAAATGAGTGGTGGAACGGGTCTTAAGTATGCTGCATCGACAATTGTCTATCTCAGCAAGAAGAAGGACAAGGATGCTGCAAACGAGGTGATTGGTAACATCATCACCTGTAAACTATACAAGAGTCGCTTGACAAAGGAAAACAAGACCGCAGAAGTTCAGTTGAATTATGAAACTGGTCTGAACAAGTATTACGGTCTTGTTGATCTTGCCTTGCGACACAACATCTTCAAGAAGAATTCCACAAAGATCGAACTGCCGAGCGGCAAGACTGTCTTTGAGAAGCAGATCAACAACAATCCCGAGCAATACTTCACACCAGAAGTGTTGCAACTACTAGAAACAGCAGCAGAAAAGGAATACAAGTATGGAACAGGAAACGCAGAATCCGACGAGTCAGCAAATTCAGGTGAGTGAAACCGAAGTAGTGCCTGATTACATCCTAGTTCCTCATGGAGAAAAGGATCTTGCGGTTCTTATTCTTGATGGAGAATGTAAGGGTGTGAAGTATACCTACGGAGTCATCACGCCGAAGGATAATGAGAGTGCTGATAAGGCAGTTCTTGAATATCACTACGATGTGATTGAAAATCCTATGAATTACACCACAGAGCAACTTCATAAGGTAACAGCAGTCATTCTAAACCAAATTGTGTTGAAGATGGTTGCAGAAGAGTCAGACTTGGGGTATACTGTGGAGAGAGAAGAAGGAGAAGAAATTGAGCCAATTGACGATGGAGAAGTTGATTCTACAGAATCTTCTGGTGAATGAGAAATTCACCCGAAAAGTCCTTCCATTCCTGAAGACTGAATATTTTCAGGACGAGACAGCAGGAAGTCTCTTCAGCACCATCTCTGAATTTGTGCAGAAATACAGCAACCTCCCCACAAGGGAGGCTGTTGTTATTTCGGTAAGTAATAATAAGAAACTTACTCAAACACAGTTTGACGAGATCAATGGTCTGATAGAAGAACTCTACAAAGATCCGAAGCCGCAAGACATGGATTGGCTTGTGGCGGAAACAGAGAAGCATTGTAAGGATCGTGCTGTTTACAATGCAATTCTTGAATCTATTCATATTATCGACGGCAAGAATAAAAACAAGACCACAGATGCCCTGCCTTCGATATTATCGGATGCACTAGCAGTTTCATTCGATACGAATGTTGGTCACGATTATTTCATAGATTCGGATGCTCGTTATGATTTCTATCATAGAACCGAGACAAAGGTTCCATTCGATCTAGAGTTCTTCAATACGATTACGAATGGGGGAGTCACACCAAAAACCCTCAATGTTATCCTTGCAGGAACAGGTGTTGGTAAGTCTCTGTTCATGTGCCACCACGCGGCTAACTGTCTGCTGCAAAATCAAGATGTCCTCTACATTACATGCGAAATGTCAGAGGAAAGAATCGCTGAACGAATTGATGCGAATCTTCTTGATGTAACGATGAGCGATCTTCATCAGTTGCCAAAGGATGCTTATGATAAGATGATTCAGCGAGTAAAGGGAAACTGTGGTGGCAGACTCATCATCAAGGAATATCCCACTTCTTCGGCAAATGTGAATCACTTCCGTGCATTGCTTGAAGAGTTGAACATCAAGAGAAAGTTCAAGCCAACAGTCATCTTCATCGACTATCTGAACATCTGCTCCTCTGCAAGAGTGAAGATGAGTGGTTCAGTCAATTCGTATATCTTTGTGAAGGCTATTGCAGAAGAGATTCGCAGTCTAGCCGTGGAATACAATGTTCCAATCTTCACAGCGACACAGACGAATCGTGAAGGCTTCAACAATACAGAGGTCGAACTTACAAATACTTCAGAATCATTCGGTCTTCCCGCTACATCAGATCTCATGTTTGCTCTGATCTCAACGGAAGAACTTGAGAAGGTGAATCAGATAATGGTGAAGCAACTCAAAAACCGTTATCATGAGGCTTCTTCAAACAAGAAGTTTGTGGTTGGCATCAATCGTGCAAAGATGAAACTGATGGATGTTCCGAAGTCAGAGCAGCCTAATCTGTCTATGGCAAATCAGACGGATGTGGATGATGATGACGAGAAAGCATTCGAACCAGTCGTCAAGGATTGGAAGAAGATGTCTTGGAACTCTAACAAGAATTCAGATTGGAAATTCTGATGTCTCTGTTTGTAGATAAGAAGTTCATCAACATGATCTCTTCAAGGCTAGATCTCTTCTCATGGAAGAAAGAGACTTTGGCTAATTTCCGTTGCCCGATCTGTGGAGATTCAAAGAAAAACAAGCGAAAGACTCGCGGCTATTTCTTTGCAAAGGGAAATGACATGTATTTCAGATGCCACAACTGTGGGGCATCTCATACGCTGTTCAAATTTCTAGAGATTGTTTGTCCTGCCCTTATAAAGGAGTATGCCCTTGAGCGGTGGAAGGGTGGGGAGAATGGAAATTCTAACTACAAAAAGCCTGAATTTTCATTTGATGCTCCTAAGTTCAAGCCAAACAATGAGTTGCTACAGACCATAGATTGTGTCGAGAGTCTTCCAGCAGATCACCTCTGTCGGCAATTTGTCGAGAAGAGAAAGATTCCCTCTATTCACTATAAGAATCTTTACTTCACAAACAACTTTGCAAAGTTCGCTCACAAGATTGACATCAATGTAAAGGCTCCTGAAGACAAGAGACTTGTCATTCCAATCTTCGATTCAGATGAGCAGATGATTGGAGTTCAGGGACGAGCATTAGATCCACAGGCTGAAGTTCGTTACATAACAATCAAGGCTAACAAGCAAATTGAAAGACTTTGGTATGGTCTTGATAGAGTCCGCGATCAAAAACTTGTTTTCGTGGTTGAAGGTCCACTCGACTCGTTGTTTCTAGACAATGCTATTGCGATGGTTGGCATCTGTGATGGATCTAATCTGCCTGAAGAGTTGGTTGAGAAGACCGTGATATTCGCCCTTGATAATGAGCCTAGAAATCCGCAAGTGATTGCACAGATGAAAAAGATAATCAGCAACGGAAATAAGATAGTGATATGGGATGATGTTGATGGCAAGGATATCAATGATATGATACTTGCAGGAAAGACGAAGGGACAGTTGGTTTCCATCATGAATCGCTGTGCCGTAAGCGGAGCAGAGGCTCTTCTAAAACTAAACTCTTGGAGAAAGATTGCTTGATATGAGTAACGATAAGATTGATGTTCTTGATCGCGGGTTTGTTCAGTATGTCGAGCATATGGGCAGCGATTTGACTGTCGTAAATGCAGCGCGAGTTTCATTCAACAAGGAAAGTGAATGGGAACATCCTGATTCTCATGTTCCTGCAAACATCCTTTCAGAAAAGGATGGCAAACTCATCTCTTATCTTGCAAAGCACCATCATTGGACACCTTTCGCACACCCGCAGATCACTCTGCGGATAAAGGCTCCAATCTCAATCCGAACTCAACTATTCAAGCACAAGGTTGGGTTTGTCGAGAATGAAATCTCTCGTCG